TGGTCAATGACAGGGGTAAGAGACGACGACAAGCGATAGCCAGCAATACCGCAATTGGCGCAGTATTGGATGGTTGCGTTGGTAACGATGAAGTTGTTGAGGATGCGCTCGCTGAGAATGCGAATAGCGTCGGCGCGAGGCAGCGCAAGAAAACGAGTCAGAGTCATAGTCTGGAACTTGATTCCGCGCTCGGCAAGAACGTTGGAGATGCAGCAAAGAGCTAGATTCATTGTGCGAGCAGCAAATCAGTCAGACCAAGCTCTGTCAAGCGTTTATTTTTGGCCTCAACATAAGCTGCTCTGGCCTGCTCTGGTGTGTCAAAAAGACCGACAAAAATTTTTTTGCCGCACATTCCAATTTGCACTCTATATTTATTTGTTTTTTTATGTACGCAATATCCTTTGCCATTCAAAACAAAATCGACATTATTCATATTCATTTCTTTGTTAACCAAGCGCAAATTTTCCCTGCGATTATCTAATTTGTTTCGATTTATATGGTCAATCTGTAATTTGTTATCAATATTTCCGATTAAGTTCATTCTAGTCGCAACAATTTTATGGATCTTTCTTTCCTTAAATTTTCTGGTTCCGGTCAGTAGATATCCTTTGCTGTTAGTAGCCAAGGAATATTCCAAAAGGTCTACGTCTTCTGGCGAAACTAAAACTTCTGATGGATCAATTTTTCTTGACGTGTTCATTTGCAGATTAAATCTTCAACTTTTAAATTGTAGCAGCTAGACGGAAAAACGTATCTATCTCCGCGAGGATCGGGGTCAACTTCTCCACCGGCAAAAAATGTAGCCTTCTCGTAAAAATTTTCTTTCTTAATGTAGCCGAGAATCCAGCCTCTGCTGTAATCGCCAAAGATGCTGGTGAAAAGATAGTAATCGCATTTCTGTGCGGTATTGTAGTCCTTGACGGCGCAGTTGTACCAAGGCTGGGGGACAACGTTCCGCTCCTTGGCTTTTATTTCAAATAAAAATAACTTTGGGGAGATCCAATCAAAATCGTAGCTTTTGTTGGACATGATTCTGCCGCCCCAAGTCTTCTGCACCATAAGATCACTCAAAGCTGCGATCTTTTGCCCGTGACCATTAGTGTCAGAGTTTCTCAAGAGCGGCACTTGGGCAGCAGCGTAGAGAGCCTCTTCGACCATATCTTTACTTATTTGAACTTCGATCATTCGCTTTTCAGCCTATAGATCGAATGCAGTTTGCCAAGATAATTCTCTGCCGTAACCCTACTTTTATTTTCGTAAGAATTATTTGGGTTGTCACCTTTCATGATCCAGCCCCACTTGTCTTTGGTTATTGCTCTGTGCAGCACAGGAGTGCTATCCGTCGTCCAGTCGGCTTGGTACATGATAACGTCGCCTTCTTTAACGGTATCATAGGACTGTTCAGATGGCGGAATAATAATAACGTAATCGTAGTCTTGTACGGTCGGGCGCATTGATCCCGTTGGCAATACCAAGACTGGACGCCCTCCAGCTTGAAGTGATTTTATTTGCAATGCAACGGCTAATTCTTGCTCGCTATTAAAATAAAAAACTTCGTATTCTGTCTTTTTTGGTTTGTAAAAGTAAACAAAAACCAACAAAGCTACCAAAGCGCATACTACTATCTTATTTATCAGATTCTTGTTCATGATTGAACTGGTAGAAGTAGTCCCAATTATCTTCCGCTTCCCATTTACTAGACCCTTCACAAGAAAACTCCTTATCAAAAACTTTCCAGTCTGGCTTCTTGTCGAATTTCTTTGAGATGAATGCGCCGCCGTCTTTCCAGAGAATTCTATTATTTGGTTGGAAAAATAGTTGGTTTACAGGTTCACCGTTACTAGTTGAAAGCCCCCATATCAGATGCCCACATTTGTGACCTCCTGCCATTTCAGAATAGCCGTATGGAGCATCTGGGTTATCGTGCCAATCAACCGTAAATAAATATTTGCCATTTACCCATTCACGATTTTTTAGCTGAATCTTGACTGCTGAATTTTTGTGGTACTCGTATCTTGTGACTGATAGGGAATTGGAATAGCAGTCCCAAAGCTGGAGCCAATCTAATGGATAATTTTGATGGATTGGATCATTTACAAGATAGTGAATCGGAACTCTATCGTGACGAGAGCCATACTCTGTCATTATTTGAAAGGTTAGGCATCGTCTTGTTAAGCTTGTAATGCCAAGAACCTCGCACAGAACATAATCTGTGGTCTTATTTTCTTCGTTATAAAGAAAGTCGCTTTTTAAATAAGCGGTAAAAACAGGAATATTTGCGTTAAGGTAAGGCATTATTGCTCGTCGTAGTAATCGTAATACCGATCAAGCTGCTCTTTAGCAGAAGCCTTGCGCTTTTTTTCTGAATAAAATCTATTGTCTTCGCACCAAGAGCAGCTTCCATGATTTCGGCAAGACGTATCAAAAGCTTTGGAGCCCCGATATGCCTTACGCTTTTCCTTGTTGTGCTTTATTGCTTTTTCGAGAGACATAATAATTTATTATCCTTTCTGAAATTGTTTCTGGGCTTGGAATACAGCGGAAATTTATATTTAATGGACAAGTTTGAACTCTGAACTGGCTTAAACCATTCGGTGTTACATAGTATTTTAAATTACCAAGGCATTTTTCAATGCATCTTCCTTCTATCACTGATAATTTATAATCGTAAGAATTGTTTCTATAAGGCTTGTGCCAATGGTTTTCGAAATAAGAATTAATTAAAAATATTTGCGTTCCTGTAGTTCCAGCTAGAACATACATTCCAGTATCAAAAGTCAAGTAGCAAGCGGCATTGTCCATCAGGTGCCAAGTTTCACTCAAAGAATTTGTTTGACCCCGCAAATTTAAACCGTTATTTATTTGTAGATCATGAGTGTATTGCGACGGACCTTCTAGCACAACAGGAATGCTTTTGCCGTTTAAATCATCTACTATCTTTTGCCACCCTGCTTTGCCAATATCTCTATCAGGACCGCGAATAGAAGCGTTAATCAAAACATAATCACTTATTTGATCGTTTGTAGTTCGTTTTTCTGGCAAAAAAATGATTTGTTCTTCTTCTGGCAAAAGAGAAAACCCGCATTTATTTGCGATAAACTGTTTAATGTTTATGTTGAACCATAAGGGGTCTGGTCCCGACAAAGGACGAAAACAAAACGGATTACCTTGCTGAGAATCAAAATCAAAATCTTTGAGAGAAAAGATTGAGTCTACGTAAGGGCTTGTCTTAAACAATTGTGGATGCTGGGTCACAACATCCACCTTTTGTTTAAAAACTAAGCTTAATTTTTTAAGGGTTGGGAAAAACCAAATTGCGTCTCCTAACCCAAACCAACTAGGCTCGGTTGACAGAACGATTTTTCTTTCTGGCATTGGTGCGCTTTTCTTGCTTCAGCTTATCCTTGGCGTACTTTTCCATTCCTTCTACGGTCATCACATCAAGCTTTGTTGTGATGTACTCGTAGAATTCTGGAAAGTTATCTCGCATCAACTTTAGATTAATAATGGTCGAACTTGCAGACGGGCGATTAAAAGAATTATAAAGAGTCTTGATGGCGTCTTGATCACCTTCCATCACCAGCGACCGCAGATTAGGACTGAGGAAAAACGCTACCATGCAATCAAGCAGGCTTTTCGCCATTAAAGTTGTGGTGGTGGTGAAGTTATCTTGGCTGACAAAAAATGTCTTTATTGGAATATTCCAAACAGACATCACCTCGTCTCCATAGCAGATTTTAACGATAAGACCTTTTTCTTTAAGCTCTGACCAGATAACGTCTCCTAAACAGCTATGGCAAACCTCAAAAAAGTTTGAAACTTTCTTTTGAAATTCTACGGGTGTGGCAGATTCATCTTCTGAACCAGCGATTTTTTGAGTTAGTTGAACGATGACTTTTTTGAAGTTCTTTCGGGTGATTTTCTTGCCGACAAAATCTTCGACATCGGTTTTAATCTTTGACAGTTCAGAGAATACTTTCTCTTCCTGTTCTTTTTTAGTCATCATATTAGGCGTGAATTAGATTGTCTAATTCGTTTTGAGTGATTTTGAGAACCCAGCCTTGGACATTTGTCCAATATTCGATTGAGGAATCGAAAAGATCTTTCTGTTTATTCTCTACAGAGAATGGCTCATCTTTGTAAAGGGTAATTGTTTGATAAGGAAGTCCAAGCTTTGGATTATCAGCAAGGACGGAAAAAGTCGATGTTGGCTTATAGTACTTTATCATTTGTGGAGAATAGTTCAATTGCGCCTTGGAAAAGATAGGAGTCTTGAGTCCAGTAATTATGGTTCATCCAGCCAGAAATGACAAGACAATATTCCTTGAAAACATTTCCTTGCTGCTCTACGAGAAGGCAAGTATTTTTTAGTTCGCCGTCTAGAATCGTAACATAAAGGAATGGGTTTTTATAGGAAACGACATCGACCAAATAAGTTGAAGTCAGGTTGACCCCAACTTTTTGGGCGGAAACATTTGGGATAACGAAACGAGCTTTGTATTT